TATAAATCGTCAATTATAATTTCTGTATATTCCATTTATCGTGTTTGGATGTTAATTGGGAACGCATATTCAAATTGGAACTTTACAATAAAATCTTTTGACCATGTATCGTAAACAACAGATGAATTTTTGACATTCACTGGGACATAAGTCAAATCGTTCACAACGTAAACATCAATTGAGTCAATCAATTCACGTTTTAACCAGTCTGCCGTTTCTTTTGTGTCAACTCTGGTTGCTAAACTTAGCGACTCAACAGACGAATGCGAGCGATAGCCATTGATTCTATTTGGGGACTCAAAGTTTGTTGCCATGCTAAACTCAATTGGATTCTCACGTCTAACATTGATTGCAGTTTCTTGCCCCGCAGTGAACATAAAGCTATCATAACCGCCCAACTTGTTTAACCAGTTTACTTGTTTCTCATTACAATAAGCGTTCTGGTCTCTAATATAAAAACGTTCCTCAGTAATTGACACGCCGCCCACTGCTCTAATTATTCGCACTCTCATTTTAACCGCCAATGGATTGACTCCAGTCCAATTAACTGGAATAGCGTTGTGATATAATGTTAAACTTGAATAGTATAGATTGTTTGTTGTTTCCGATAATAACGTTCCACTTGCATTATAATAAGAATACTGAGCAGATGCAACAAAATTGGTATCATTACAAAGGAAATAAAGCGCAGACAATTCATTTTCTGTTAATACCTTAGTCAATGGCGCTTCGGTTAAAAACTTCTTGCCAGTTACGCCAGAATCATTTAACAGATAGTCTGTCATGTCATTTGTTACGTTATATTGCAACGCTGCATTGGATGTATAATAGTTCGTTGGCATATCTTATAAGTCGCTTGGTGTTGTCTCTTCATACTCGGCCTCGTTTCCAACTGGATTATCAAAGCCCTCAGCATAAGAAATATAATATCTAATATATGATTTTAAATTGTTCTGGATAATTGGCGGCGATACTAATGGAAACAAGTCTCCAGATATTACATCGGTAACCACGTTACACTCAGAATTATAATCTTTTAGGATGTCAGCCACATCAATAATGAAATAACAATAACCAGAAACAAATGTGGGCTTTAAAGTTAGTTTTGCAAGTTCCTCAAAACCATTGTCGCAATAGTTAAATCCAAATACTCGAATCACTGCGTTGTAATTTCTTAGATATTTATAAAACCAAAGTTGACCAACTCCAGAACCAACAAAAGGTGCATTAATTGTAATATTGCTTTCGTTTACTTCTGTAACAAGCCAAACGCCATTATATGCCTCAACGCCTGCATTCTGTGAAACTTTAATAAAATCGCCAACTAAAAGAGTATTGCCATCAAAATTTAATTGCAAATATCCATTGTTATTTACTTGACCAAATTCCACCTCAATTTCTGCTCCGATTGTATAGTCAGAACGAACATCCGAATTAAATTCAAAACGCACTGGATTATAAACGGCCGTATTTAAACTCGGCTCAACTTCAATAGTTAAACTCATTATTAAAATAGTTTTGTATGTCCTCAAATACCGCTTTATTTATTGCGGCCTCAAAATTTGGAATTGTTTTGTCAACGTAAAAATTCCCCTTATATCCCTCTTTATGTATTTTCCTTGTAACCAAAAACGCTTGCTCTGCCTTTGTTAATTTCTTGCCTTTTGAGCCGTCTTTTTTATCTGGCGCATACCAATCTGGCAACTTGTTAACCCACTCATCAATCTTTGGCCTAACTAATGCAGGATAATTCCCCTCTTTTGTAATTCCTCTGCCTTTATTCTGCCAGTACCAATAATCATTCGCCATAATAGCAACTTGACTTCTGGTGTTTTCTGTTGTCAAAACAACTTCATGCGAGTCAGCCAATGTCCCCGCTTTATTCAATGCAGTTACAAGCGCCTCATTCAGCTTGTTAAATTCAGCCAGTGTGTTCGTTAAATCTATCATGCAAATAAATCACAACATAAACTTGAATCAATTGGCAACGTTACCGATACCGCAACCGACCAACCATAATGCACATTGTCTTGTTTTTTATTAATCATTGTTGCTTGTCCAAATGTCATTGCGTCTCTCTCTAAGTCTTCGTTTTCTATTTGCATTGACTGGATATATCCAACCATGATTTTATTTAACTGGTCAAAATGATTATTGATTTTTGATTGCTTATCTGTAAGCGAGCCAGACGTTAGAAATTGCAAGTTAAATGAATACGTCTGCGACACAATAATGTTATTTGTCGAGTTGTTAGTTACGCTCAAAGGAAATAGCATCCAGATAAGCGGATATTTTATGTCCGATTGCGAATTCAACTCGTTAAACGTTCCATTGCCGAAAGCATAAGTCTGCTCGGCTTTAGTCTTGAATATTTCTATTAATTTGTTCACGCCTTAATTTTTCTAAGTTTTGCAAATAGGTTCTTTCAATCTTTTTGTAAGTTAAAAACGTATATGCTTCTGCAACGCTCGTTTTGCTTACCGCTTCAATGTCTTTGTAAACGCCGTCTGCCAGTTGCACTAATGTGCCATATCCGCCAAACTGATTAAGACTTTGAACTCCCGCTTCCAATTGAATGTCCTCTAATTCGCTCTCAAACAAAGGTAAGAATTTATTGTGCATATCTGCAAACTGCTCATTCACTTTGTTTTGGTAAAAAAGTGCAACAGATGCGGGCAAGTTTAAATATTCTAAATATCGTTTATTTGTTCTGGTGTCATAGTTATAATCGCCAGTCTCTAACAAGCATAAAAATGGCAATGCTTTCCATTCGCAATCTTTAAATTCAGCAATGGTTGCTTTCCAGTCTTCAAATTGTCCAATCGGACAAGCCATGATTTCGTATAAATCCAAACGCTCACCAACCATAAGCACCTCGCCATTGACTAACATCTGAGCCAACTGAGTCAACTCTAATTTTCCCTCTAAACTAATTTTGTCGTAAATGTCTGGAGTGATTCCAGATATAAGCATGACCGCCTCGTTGTATTTTTCCTCATGCAATAAGTTTTGCAAGTCAATAAAATGCCTCAATGTGATTTCGTCCAACTGAGTTGGGAATTGATATTCTTTGTCAACGTTAATTAAAACCATGATATTTTTTTAGTATTTGATTTTGTGCCATTGAATATTCCGTATCTGGCAGCATCGCAAAAGTCATCATTGAATTTGACTGGCTCGTCAATTGCTTTGCCGTTCTTATCTGTTTTCCATTTATAGGTTTTGAATTCTTTAACGCCATTTGGAGAGTCAACCAGAATGATTGGCTTTGATTTTAGTGTATTTATTCCGTCTTTAACCGATTTATCCGCACTAAAGACGTTAAATCCCGCCCTATAAAGTTCCTCGATTGTATCTGGTCTCGCAGCATCGGCAAATATTTCCTTTTGACCAATGTTTAATTTCTGCATTTTAGCTATTAAGTCAGCCGTTGTCAATCCGCTTTCATAAATAACCTCTTCCAGATAAAATTTGCTTTCGTCCCATCCACATTTGACCAGTGTCGTTGGATGGTTATATCCAAAGTCCAAGCCATAAACAAACTCCACATCTGGGAAACTATTCCCAATCGTCCAGTTGCGGTAAATAAGCCCCTCAATTCGTCCAGTGATTCCCCTTGCATAGACTTTCCACAATTCAATGTCGATGTCTTTGAGCGCCTCGATTTCGGCTCTATTCTCATTTGGCACAAAGGGATTGTTTCTGTGGTCGGAATAAATAAACTTTGCGGTCGGATTGTTCAAATAGTCCTCATGCACCCAGAATTCAGCGTCTGGATTGAAATCAATAAATGCTTTTTTCTTTGTTCTAAGCAATAGTTGCTTTGCAATCTGTCTGTCAATACCATTCGCCTCGTTTAAAAACAAATAGTCTCGCTTTCCAGACTTAGCATCCTGCGAATTGTCATAAGACTTAAACTCAATGGTTGAGCCATTGATAAATTTGTATATCCTATCTGATTTATTATACTCTGAAATCTGCGCATCAATGACTGGATTGTCTGAGACAATGTTTTGAAAGTCTCTAAGCGCTCCCGCTTTAAGATTCGGAATGTCCTGACCTACTATTGTTGTCAATGAGTTTGCGTCAGTCAATGCAAAATAGGCAATTGCTTGCAAAATAGAATAGGTTTTGCCAGACCATGTCCCGCCCTGATTAACAATTATCTTTGTATCTGCGGTGATGTTAGCTTCAAATAACTCAGTTGTCTCAAACATCGTTTTCTGTTGACCTTATAGGGAACTCAGTTTTGACAATCTTAATTTCCAATGTATTGTCTAAGCCTCCAGATATTTGTTGCTCGACCTTTTCGACATAGCCTCTGTGTTTGCCAATGGTTTTCAAATACAATTCAATTGCTCGCATCTTGACGTTGTCATTGTCTGACTTCATTAAACTAAATAGTCCGTCTTCTGCAACGTCAATGTTTTGCTCTTTGATGTCCATTAATTCCTCTGGGAATTTTAATGCTCGGTCTCTGACTGCTTGTCTGGTGTAATCTATTTTGAATTGCTTTTCAATAGCTTTTGCAGTCCTCGAAAATAGTCCTGCGTTCTCTCTTAGTATTGTTAAAAACTCTTTATCGCTTATTTTTATGTTCATGACAAGTATTGTAAAATTAAACCTTATAATTTACTTATTTTCAGCCGTTTATGTCAAGTGATTTAATCTGAAACTTTATAAACTCGTTTCCTTTGGCAACTATTGTCTTCACTATCACTATTTTATAGACTTCTGCGTCATCAAAATTATACTTTTTTTGCAATATATCCAAAAATGGTTTCATGGGATTGTCTATGTCCGATGCTTTGTTGCTGAATCCGAATTCAAAGTCAATTTGATATGGCGGCTCTGGCAGTTGCATTGGCTTTAGAGTCAAAAGCATTTGCTTCTCATAAACTTTGTACTCTGGAGACTTAAATCTTTTGCCTTGCCACGCTTTGTTTACGCTTAAAGGTTTGATGTATGCAATTCCGTTAGCCATTCTTTTGTAAGTTTATTATCGTGTGCTTTGTTGTGGCATTCCCTGCAAAGCGCAATTAAGTTTTCAATTGCATCTTGTTGGTCTTTGGTCTTTTTGCCAAACTTAGACCTAAAAACAATGTGATGTATGTCAACCGCTTTAGCTTTGCATACTTCGCAGGCAATAAACGAATGCTCGTCTAAGCCGTAGTGATTAAAATAAACTTTGATATGCTTTTGCATAATTTTTTAGTAACGTTTCATGCACTTTGTCCAGTTAAATCGTTAAAAAACTGGACTTTATGTCCATTGTAATATTTATGCTTATTGGCTTTTGTTAAATTCACCTATATGGGTTTGTTAAATGTCTGTTCGTTCCCTTGCAAATATTTTAAACTCATTTCCTTTGCCATCACGAAAAACAATATTTGAGTTTTTTTTATTCCTTACTTTGATAATTAAACTCTTTTCGTTGTTAATTGCCGTTGCTAATAAAAACGGCTTATCGTTATTTAACTGAAATGCCCATTCAACTTGTTCAAATTCTGGATTGTCTGTTGCTACCTTTACTTTTGGTTTAAACAGATTCAATATTGCTTTTATCATGGTTTTTTAGTTTAAAAATCAAATGCTCCAAGTTTGTTAATTATTGGACTCTCTTTTTTTTGGCCTGCTCTCAAATCTTTAGCCATTGCCTCATACCATTTAGCTTTGGCCAAATCCCTTTCAACTGGTTGGTCTGGTTTGTCGCCAAGTCTCATTCTGTATTTAAAGGCGTTCATTTCGCAAAAGGCAATGTATTTCTCAACGCCCCAGATGTCAAGCATCATTTCAAATACTTGCTTGTTTCCTTTTTTGTAGTAATCTGGATTAATGTCGCTCATGCTTTAAAAAGTTTATTATATGAATATTCAAAAACAATTCCCCAAATAACGCAAAAAATTAGTGCGTCCAATATTCCGTACATTGGAACGTACATCACAATGGCCAAAGATATAAAAGCAAGCATTAATGCTTTAGCCAAATGCCATCCGTCCGTTGTCCAGACTAAAAATCTGCTCGATTGCCAGAACTTTTCGCCGTTGCGAATGTTTCCGCCTTGCCATTTATTTTTCCAACTAATTCGCCAATCCCAGAACTGCTCATTTTTAAAGTTTCTAAATATGGAAACATCGTATCTGGTTGACAATGTGTCCATTAAAGCGTTGCACATCGCTGCTAAAATTACAAAAATTATACTCATAAACCTATATTTTCCTTTATTATTTTACTATTTAAAACCTTAAACGGCGAATCTTTACCTTTGCCAAACAACTCTCGTTTAATCCGTCTATCGTATTGCTCCCAGTCGTCATTGTTTGCCATTATTTTAATGTGTTTGATTTGATGGCCTATCTGGCAAATCAATTCATAATATTTAGGATTGTTCATTTATCTGGTTAACTCTATAAGCTAAATATTCAGACTTAGTCAATTTGCGCCCCTCTACGCTAATAACTCGCACCGCACCACTACTTGGTTCACTTCGCCATAGTTCGTCAAACTCAGCCAGTAATTCACGTGTTCTCGACCATTCTTTCGGCTCTGGTGCTTTCTTATATTCTTTTTTATCTATTATTTTGTTTGTTAATGCTTTAACTTGCTCAATTATTTCGTCCGATGGCTTATTGTCCAGATAGCTTTGCTCCCATTGTTTATATTTTTCTTGAATGGCTTCTGACTCAACTTGCTCCTTAGCCTTTTTTAAATCGTTTTCAAATCTATGCAAAATTTTAAAAATAGTGGTAATGTCAAATGAATGAAACAATTCGATTTCTGGATATTTACCCATTTTAAAGTTGTTAAACGCCATAACGATGTGTTGCACAGACCAATAGTAATATTCCGAATAAATCATTTGCGCCGCTTCAGCTATCTGGTGTTCGTTCATGTTCTTAGAAACATTCAAAGAAACGATTAAACCATCAATTGTGCGCTCAATTACTTTTGAGACAAAGCCATCGCCCTGCTCTTTTCTAATCAATGCCAATGGAGTCGGACTGGCTATTATCAATTCTTTGATTGTCCCCAAAAATAACTTTGGCGATGTACTGGTCGGCTTGCTTAATGCGTTGCTCGACTGCATTTCTGTTCTTTTCAAATTCTGATTTTCCATTTTTTATAGTTTGATTGTCTCTTTTTTCCCAATTTTTGATGGCTGCCGCCCAGTTTAGATATTTAACTCCTTTGGACTGCGAATATAGCAAAGCGCTTTCATAATACTTAGCGAGTTTTTCACGTTCCCAATCTGGGAACGCCTCTTTAAATATTTTTTTTTCAAAATAAATAGAGTTTTCAAATGAATGTTTTTTAGTAAGCGTCAATTCGTTAGAATTGCTATACTCTTTTACTTTACTTCTATTTACTTTACTTATCTTTACTTTAGATGCGTTTCGTACATGTTCGGAATGCGTTTCATTTTCTGCAACGTTCTGATTTTCACGCCATTGTTTCAAACGTTCTGCGGTTTTTTCTTTTTTTATCTTATAGTTTTCACTAAACTTTAGCAATTGTTTGTTGAAACTTTCGCCATTGTTTGACGATATTAGTCCAATACTTTCCATAAACGACCAACATTTGTCCAACTTTTTACCGATGTTTAATTGCTTTTTTAGCACCGCAGTTTTGATTGGTTTTTCTTGTTGGGCGAACTTTTCTAATGCAGTATAAAACAAGCCGAGACCCTCATAACCAAAAGCCATAAATAGTTCTGTTACCTTTTCGTCATTAAAGGAGTTTGAATCGTGTAAAAAATACTTCATGGATGTAAAAAAATAAAGCCCACCAGTCGAGATTGGCGGGCTTAGAGGTTAGTAGTAATTAACCTTTAAAATAATTTCACTTGCTCTCGACTTCAAATGAAATTACTGAACTCAAATATCGGTATTTAATCCAATAAAATAAAATTAATTCCAGATATTTTTAAAACTTTTACTTTGCCAGTCTTAGCCATGTGATATGACCACTGGGTTGTTTTATTATTCTTTTTAGCGTACTCACTAAAGCTAATCAATTTTGATGTTTCTATTTTCATGCCCAAATATATTATAAATTTTACAAATTACAAATAACAAGGTTTCTGGCCTCGTATTTTTTTAAATAAACTGACTGGTCAACGTCATCATGCTTAACCGAAATGAGCGCTTTGTTTCCCATTCCAAAATAATAAGTCGTTAAACGAATAACAAAAGACCTTTGAACTTTAAATTTAGCCGCAGTGATTTTAACACTATTATTCCCGCCAATTAAAAACTCGATTATATTAGCGTTGCGTTCCATATTGTTTGACATAAAATGATGTTTGGTCTGCGATTACTTTAATTGCGTCAATGCGGTCATATAATGACTCTAAATACTTATTGAGTTCGTCAATGTCTTCGGTTATTTTGTAGCCGTTAGACGATGCGATAATGTTCGGAGCGGTTGTGCGTCTCAAATAGTTCATTATCACTCGAATTCTGGAATCGACCAAATCAAACTCGGTGTCATTACCAGAGCGCTCAAAGATTAGTTTCCTCAATTGCTTATTAGTGTAAAATTTATTTGTTTTTCTTAACAATGCCTCAATGAATTTGGCGCATCTCTTTTCATTTTCTGTGATTTGGTAGGTTAATTCCTCAAAATTTACTATCATAATAGTTCTAAGTTTTCGTTTGGTTCTGGAATATATACATTTAAAAATTCTGTTGCCCATTTCTGCACCTCTGCAATAAAATCCATAAATTGACTGGTCGATAGTTCACTGGTCGATTTGATTCGCTCGATAAATTCGCCATTTACATTGGCCTCGTTTGTTTTTAAAAACCTAAATTTTAATAAATCATGCACCTGCTCATTGTTTCTGTAATTTTCAAAGCCTGCGTCAATTAATCCCGCTTTAACTATTGGCAAAACAACGCCATGATAATAAGCATTCTGGTTGTTTGAGCGTTTTTTTGTATTCCTATCCAGAACAATTGAAACTTCTTTGCCGTTTAGCGATTCAATGTGAGCGTCAAACATGCTTTTATTTAAAATCCTCAGACGTCCGTCCTCAATTTTACCAATATATTTTGCTTTCATGATATAAAATGCAGGATTACTGAGACAACCATAGGAATAAAAACAAAAAAACAAAACAATAACGAACACAATATCAATAATTCGATTAAAAAATCTGTAAATTTTCTCATAATAAATCCTTTAATTCAATTTTTAAAGCCTGCGCAACCTTAACCAATGTGTCAAGAGTCATATTTTTACCTTGTTCAACTCTTTGATAAGTGCTGCGATTTAATTTGTTGTCGAAAGCAAATTGCTCGGCTGAATTATAGCCAAGTTCAATGCGTCTGTTTCTAATTTTGATGTGAACTTCCATACACTAAAGAATAAATTTTTAATTCCCTTTCTAAATTATCTATTAATTTGTGCAATATTAATTCAGTTTGCTTATGAACTGCAATCAATTCGTCTTGTTTTGCGATTAATTCTTTTTGCGCTTTGATTAATTCGTCTCTTTTATCTAATTCCATAGCTTTTTAGTTTATTTTACCGATTTTATTAGTTACTTGTTCGTGATATTGTGCCAGATATTCTCTACACTGGATGACTTTGGCATAAACCTGCTCAATGATTTCATCTGAATGCTCAATCGAATAAGCGAGCCAACGTTGCTCAACTGGCAAATGGTCATATTTAACCTCTCTTCCATAGTTAACATCCGCAGGGGTGTTCATAAGCGCATAGAATAGAATAAATTGCTTGCGCCCAGTAACGGCTAAATATCCACGACCTTGCCATTCATAATCGTCATTGATTCCAGATACATTATCCAGAAAAGTTTTTCTGTTAAATGGACATTTTATGTCCACGCAAATATCTTCTGTTGGCAATACGTCTGGCTCTCCGATTATATAATTATTTGAAAATACATCAATATTCTTTTCAGCAAATGGGAAACCAAGTTGCTCCGCCATGAACTGGATGGCATCGGCCTCAACGGCCTTGCCTTTCTCAGTGTATTTAGAATGTAATTCCTCATGGTCATCCGCATACCATTCATGCAAATAGGTTTTGCATGTGGCGCTCAACTCGCCGTCTTTTTTAGCTTTGCCCATGATTTTTGAAATCTGTGAGCATCTTATTTTAAATTGTCTCATATAGCTTCGTCCATTAACATTTCTCTTTGGCCGTTTGTCAACTCGCATTTAGCCTCAACGTCTGCAATTGTTATTTCGTTTTTAGCCAATTTTTCGACAATCTGTTTCCATGCCGCCGACCCTTTAACCAATGCAATTTTTTTAATCTTTACCTCTGGCGCTTTGCCATGTGTGTTTGTTGTGTCGCTATCCTTTGTATCGTCCAGAGCAAACATACCCCCAAGCGCAAATTTTCGAGCGTAACTCGATGACGAGCCAAACGACTGCGAAATGTCCATGCCTTTGCGGTTTGGGTCAATGCCTGCGCATCCAGTTGTCGTTACAACGATTCCATTTGGCAAAGTAAGTTGGACGCTTGACTCGCAATAAATTAATCCGCCCGCCTCTTTGATTTGGTCTGAAATAGTCAACATACATTCGTATTTCAAAAGAAATGGTTTTAACGCTTCAAGTATATCTTCGCAGTTGCGATACTTGTATTTACCAAATGCGTTAAATTGATTTTTTGGTGCTTTTAATTCTGCCTGAATTTTAATTAGTTCTGTCATTTTTAGTTTGTTTTAATTGATTTGTAAATTTAAATATTTAAAGTATTTAATCAAATTTTTTAACGGATATTTTTAAACAATTCATAATTGTCTCGCAACTCCAGATTGATGACTTTCTTTTCTGTGATTCCCAGTTGCGCTCGAATGTGTTTGCCCCAACGTTCTAAACTAATATTTGCATCCTCTGGCTTTTTGCCAGTTGTCGATTGAACAAAAACAACTTCTGTCTTTGGACATCCGTCCTCTTCTTGTCTGTGTGGATAGGTATGGATTAACTTCATGATTTTATGATTTGATTGATTAAACTTTGATTAACTAATGAGCCACATTTAACGATTAAATTTAATTTTTCTGAGTCGCTTTTGTAGTCTCTGGGTAATTTAATAATTCCATGACATGCAAGCAATGTCATTGCTTGGTCTTCTGAGTCTGGGTAATAAAGCGGAGCGTAACAATTAGGCAATGTGAATGTCTCCCAGTTCAACTTTATTTCAAACTCATCTTTAATAAAATGTGCCATAAATGGCTCTTCAATTCGTTCTATTAATACAAAACCTTGTTTGCTTAATACTTGGCCAAATGCCTCGATGTGTGATGCTATCATTTTATTCTTGTTATTTTAAAAAATTTACCACTATTATAAAAAACGTCAAACATGTAGTCTCTATTTCTGGTCTTTCTGTAATAAGAAACCAGAGAGCGTTGGTTTTTAATTTCAGCCTCTGGGACTGAATAGTCTTCACCCAGTTTTAATTTACCAATGATTGTCTGGTTGTAAGTTTTAGATATTTCGCCCGCTTTTTTTCTGGCATGCTCTCGGACATATTTCATTGCATCCCTTAATTCGATAAACTTATTTTCAACCGACAAGTCTTTGCCCTCAAAAGCATAAACCATAATTTCCGAATTGAATTGTTTTATCATATAATCGACTCCATTTTCTTTGGCTTCGATTTTCCCTTTTAGTTTAAAATTTACCACTTTCGCTTTTAATTAGATTATAAAATAATTCGTATTTGTTCTCATCAATAAACTGGTCGAATGGAATAAACGTTGCATTCTCGCCCTCGCCATCTGTCATAATAATATACTTTCCATTTTTGATATTTGATTTAACCTCTTCAATAGAATAGTATTCCGATAAGTATTTGTCCAGTTCCTTTTCTGTGATTACCAAATAGCTTTGCTCCTCATTTTCGTTGGTTGTATAATAACCGCTAACAATGTAAGTTGAGCCGTTCATGATAATGTCTGATATTTCGCATTCTGAATTCACTGGCAAACTTGCCAATGTCATCGCCGTTTTAACTGCTCCCATTATCCTAAATAATAAAATAAGAAACCCATAAATGAAATGAATCCAATAATCAAAGTTGCAAAGCCTAACAATGTTTCTTTGAATTGTGCGTCTGTGTAATCCGAGTGTTTAGTTTTAAATTTGTTCATGTTTTTAATACCGATTGGTTTGATTCGGTCATCAAATATCGTTTTAACTATTTAAAAAACAAAACATTTTTTATTTTTTTTTAATCTTTTTTTTACAATCTGCGATTTTAACTATTTAAAGCCACTTTTTAAGGCAAAAAAAAAGCCGCACATTTCTGTACGGCTTTCCAAACTATGAACCTAAAACTAAAAAACTTTCATTTTTGCTACAATGTAAATCATTAATGCGAGCAGGATAATTAATCCAAACAACCAGAGAGACCAAACGCCGCTCTCCTTAACCAATTCCTTTGCTTTCTGCTCGACTTTCTTTTGCTCAACTACTACTTGTTTAACTTTAACCTCTTCGTGTCTCACAACGGCTGATTTTCGCTTTTGAATAATCTGTCTGGTTAACTTCTTTGGCGCAGATTGAATCTGTCCCAGTGTATCGATGCAAACTTCAAAGTCAATAGTCTCCAGTATAATAACAACAGACGAATCGTTGGCAACCTCTGAAATCTTTGCCTCCGTCTTTGTCTCAATCTCGCTCTGTGTCTTAACTTCAACGCTTGTCGTTTGTTTTTTGACTCCACAACTGGCCAACATTATTGCCAGAATTACTATACTTAACCTCATTGTATTTTTGTTTTCTTTTTTTTATTATTTCCTCTAATTGATTTATCTCTTTTTCTATGCTCTCTAAAATCTTACTCTTGTTCATCTTCAAAATTCAGCCACTTTAATCTCTGGTCAATTAACTTAATTAATTCCGATTGCCATTCCACTTTTTTATTTGGGAAATATAGCAATGTGTTCTCTTCGACCTCCCAAAGAAATTCCTTTAGGAAATACAACTCTTTGTATATGTCGTCGTCTGACATGTCCTCGATTTCCTCATCGAGATTTTGGTTTTCTGGTTTGTCGCTCATTCAGCAAATATCGGAATTTTAACTGAAATTCCTCTCTTTTCGTCTAATAATGTAAACGCTTGAGCGGGTTTTTCTGGTTTGAATCCTGCCTTGTGGCCATACGGCGACAATCCAATCAATGACCCATTGACGCAGCAACTGGTTGTCGGGTAAAATAATTGATGAAAATGGCCTAAACAAGTAAAATCGGCTTTTCTTTGTTCATCTTTTCTTAATAAATATTTAATCAAAGGAATTGTCAATCCCCCTATGCCGCCCCCATATTTGACCGCCTCTCCATGAAAAAACCTAATCGTTTTTCCCAGAACTTTGACGTAACAATCGTCCGACTCTGGCATGTGAAATGTCATTCGTTTCTCGTTTCTGAATAAGTCTTTTAAATCCGAGTACATCATAAACTCATAATTGGTCGCAGAACTGGTCGAAATGTGCATCTTCTTTGTGTTCCTGCCATGATTACCAACCGAGCATGGTATAATAAAATTGACCTTAGTATTTTTTAATAAAAACTCAAATCCATTCATAATTAATTGCTTTGCTTTTCTGATAGCTTGCAATGGCGAAAGGTTATTTGATTCAACTAATTCGTCATGAATATAGCCAGATATAAAGTCGCCACCCAACCAAACAACAACGTCTTTAATGTGAACGTCTTTGCTTTCTTTGTCAATTAATTTGACCATGTTCTGAAATACGGCCATTGAGCGTTTCTCTGCAATCTTTAAATTGTACTCATTAAATCCGTTAACTTGGCCACGTCTCACGTTCTCTTCAATGTGCCAGTCCGACAATGAAATGATTGGCGTTCCCATGTTTTTTGAACCGCTCGATTTTTCAAATTTAATTTCTAATGTGTCGCTTTTTTCTTTGATAGCCAATAAGTCATCATAAGCCTGCTCAGTTGATTCCAGTTTAGCAAGCAAATATTCGTTTTTCTTTTTAACGTCATTAAGCTGAGCCATTAAAGCCTTGTTTTTTCGGTCTTCTTGAATGACAATGCTAATGTCTTTGATTTTTTCAATTGGTTGCTCAATGCTTGGCAATGGATTGTCCCTGAAAAATGCTTTGACCCCTGCTCGAATCCCCTCTAAATTAGTTGAGCCAAGTTCTTTTGGGTAGCTTTCCTTTAATAATTGTGAAAATTGCGTTTTGTTTCTGCCTATCTGTTCGAATAAATCGAGATTTGCAACGATAAATTTTTCGTATTTCATGTCTTAGGGTCTAATTTTGTGCAAATTAGCAATAATTTTAATAATAACAAATTAGCCAAGTAAGGAATAGAACTCATTGAAATGCTGAATCCTATCTGAAAGGCCAATTGTGCCGCCATTTACTCGTTTAGTTATTGACGTTATAACAGCATCCGTTGCTCCTTTGTCTGCTATTGCATTCAATCCATTTTTATTCCAGAACCATGCAGCCGATGCCAAAGGATATTTAGTTGCAACCAGTTCTGGATTGTTTATTATATCCTCTGGGACGCTTTTATCAAACTCAATATAATTAGCCTTGCCAGTTAGCTGAATAAATCCCCTGCCTAAATATTTAAACCCATCCTTTGACGCTTCATTTCCATTACCCATTCTGTTGGCGTAAACCTTTGATGCAATTTTCTCTGGTTGCCTTGCATAATCTTTGGCGACCTCTAAAGTTGGAAAATATTTTTTGAATGTTTTAGTTAATCCCTCAGCCGAATAGTTGAGATTTTCTTTGACTGCTCTGAAATTAGCTGATTCGTGGCCACATTGAGCCAGAAAATGCGATAGCCTTAAAGCGGTATTGATTTTATATTGATTAACAACAAAAGGGATTTGAGCAATAACCGAAGCTGGGACATGCCCTTTCAGTTTATCTAAATTCATTATTTGCCCTCTTTAAAAAATTGTTTAAATAGACTTTTGCCAGTCATGTCTTTTAGGTTTTCATCCAGAGACTTTAACTCAATAAACGCAATTAGACCAGATACGATTTTCATTACCTCAATTTCCTGCAAAAAATGTTTTTGAAAAACA